AGCTGTTGCCATCATTATCAACCCCAATCCACCAGACAACCACCTTAGGCTTTGGCTTGACCCGATACTCGAGCAAACCAAAATTCAAATCAAGACCACAAGCAGCGTCTCTGTCCGCCCAGGGCTCATCGTGACATTGTGGCCTCATCTGCACCACTTCCCCGTTCTCAACCGCCCTGATCACATCGATCATGTCTTTCGCTGTCATGCTCATCTCATCACCTCACTTGTTGACCGTTACATACCCAGTCTATACTAACAATCGTCACATGTCAACACCTAATTGAATCTAGAATCAACTTTAAGTTTGTCACCTAAACGATATGCACTAAAATAGACAATATCACTCAAAACAGCAAAATTTCCACATCATGAGAACATTATGAGGTAGGCAAATTGGGCAGATTGACTTGCCCATATTGAAAACATTGAATTTTTTATGTTTTGGGAAAATATTCTCAAAAAAGCGTTATTTGATTGTTTGAATCCAGATTCTACAAAACATATATAATACATTGATTATATTACAATTAAACAACAAAGAATTAATTAATTAAAAAAATATCAGTCACACTCTGAACCTTTACAAATATCTCCTATCTAACTAGCGTAGTCGCTTCGAGGCGCCAAGCTAGTTAGATAGGAGATATTTGTAAATTCAAGAGTGACCGGGACGGGCACGTAAGACAAAGAAGAAGAAAAAAACAAAATCTCCCGCTCATAAGTATTTTGTATATAGGCATCAAATAAATCACAATTGACACGAGCGCGGCCAGTTTGTACAATGTATGACATGCACATACCATACAAGCGAGGCACATCATTATGAGCATGCAATCCATCCGACAATACTATAGCGTCCCAGCCAAGCGCGGCGGGAGACTACGCTACAGCGGCAATAAAAGCGCCACAACACTCATGGAAATTATTGGCAGCAAGGACCAATATCTGCGATGCAGGATAATCGACGGACCAAACGCTGGCCTGCAAACGCTGTTACACCCAACCTGGGAAATAGAGTATCTATAGTACGTCAATGATCTCGCGCGAACCCAACGACTGCGCCATCTACGCCGTGTCAGTGGTCACCGGCACACCATACGATACCATACACCGTTTATTTAAGGATCGCGGCCGATCAGACGGAGACACGCCACCGATGCATCGATGATCCTCGATGTCCTCACCGACGACCTCGGCCTGACCGTCATCCTGACCGATATAAGACAGCCCTCAGGCCGCCGCTACACCGTCAGGACGATAGCAAGAGCAAAACCAATGGGTAGGCATATCGTTTGGATCAAAGACCACGTTATCCCGCTCGTAGGCGGCCTGGTGATGGACTGGACCAAGGATCGGCTATACCGCGTGTCGCACGTCTGGACCATCGAATAATCTCGATCCAACAACTTTAATTCCTTGACAGCCATCCAATGGTCGTGTACTATGATTGTAGTCACTAGCTACCTTAAGGACCATAAACATGACCGATCAAATAATATGTGAACAAGTGGACTCCGACGCCCTTGACGCCAGCATTGAGCGCTGGGAAAAGATCGTTGAGGTTGGTGGTCTGGAATATGAGTGGGAAGACGCTGGCATCCCCGAGTGTGCTTTATGTGAGCTAGACGACTCCCGGACGGAGGATGACCGTAGCCGTAACTGTCAACAATGCGTGGTTGGCATAGACACAGTTACCCACTGCCGCGGGACCCCGTATGTCGACGCTGCTTTAGGTTGCGCTAACAGTCAAAAAGCCATGCTTAAGTATCTTATAGCCCTAAGGTCTAGGCTAGTAATTGAACATAAACAACCAAAAGAGGATATGTGACATGATGTCTACTACATACAGAGCGGCATACATCAACCGAGTCAGCCTGACAGACGAGTCTCAAAGCCACCTTGATGATGCGGAGCTGATCAACGCGGCCATTGAAGAATTGCGTCGTATATGCGCAGATGACGCAACAGTCCTAAAAGACAGTATAAAAATTGGCGACTGGACAGACCCACGAGATTAACTCACAAAGCAACCCCGGCCAGTCCGGGGTTTTTAATGTCCAATCTAATTACTTTGGTTCCTTGACATCACTCGGACCATGCTATACTATCACTATATCAACCAAACACGAGGACATGTAACATGACAACAACACGAGAAAAAATCGAGATTATGGAGGCTTTTGAGGCAGGTAAAGAAATCGAATATGTGATGGTTCGTGCACCAAAACCAACATGGCTGCCCGCCACAACCCCGACCTGGAGCTGGGAACGATGCAACTACCGAATCAAACCAGAGCCAAAGCTTGTTGAGACGACAAGATATGTTGTTTTGTATCCCAATGGCTACGTACAAGAGCGTGATGAGCTTGATGGCCATATGTATGACTTTCCCGGCATCACCCGAACCATGCTCCCAACAGATGATCCAGTCGTTATCACCCTAAAAACGCAGCATTATGAGGAAAACTGAATGAACGGTAAAATCACAGCACGCGAATTTTCCATCGAGGTTGACTCTCCAGAGCAACTCCAGGCATTAATTGATAACCCAGACCTAGATATGAGCTACATAGCCGCCGACCTAGACACGTATGCATACCCAACTGACATTCTGGTCAGAGACTTTCGGATGGTTCGTTTCCAGGAAAGCGCTCACGTTTCACTCTCATTTGATGATTGGGTTGACTCAAGACATACCACAACTGACGATGGCCCAACCATCATATGCAGAAAAGGCAACCTCTTCGACATCAACGGACACGAGGACATGACCGCTGCAGAGGCCAAGATCTATCTAACCGGCTGGCACGACGCACAGGAGGCAAACAAATGAACGGCAAAGATTTAATAGGCAAGAAGGTCCGAATTACCGACGACACGATGAAGTGTTACAATGTCGGTGACATCGGGGTAATAATAGGATATTATGTCCTGTGGGGCGGGTATCGAATCGATTTCAATAACCAAGGAAACGCTCGTGTTGTACTGGGCGGCAAGTGGGCCGCATTACGCAAGAGGTTCGAGCTTATCGAGGACGATGCACCTACCGTCAAGGCGCAATCAGGAGGTTTTATCTTCAATGGCCGCGAGTATGCGACCGCTGAAGAGATGGCAGCATATTTCACCGGCTTGCAAGACGCTATGAAAGCAATGCAATAACACCAACCCCGGCCAGTCCGGGGTTTTTAGTGTCTAAGTTCATTACTTTAATTCCTTGACAGCCTGCGCTATTGTGCTATGCTTATAATTAAAGAGACACAGGAACCGGAGCAATCAAAATGTCAGCCAGATTAATCAGCAGCCAAGCATATATCAACGACGAGATCGTCTCAGAAAAGAGCGAAGCACAAGATTACACCGTTCAGGTTTCTCCCGTTTTTGCGATTGATGGGCAAGAGGTACGCTACGTGATCGACGGCAATCACTCCCTGCAGGCCGCCCTGATCGACGGCGTTGATCCTGAGTTAGAAGAGTATGACGCATCCGATTACGACGCAATCTCATATCTAGATGATGATGACATTGATGGCTTTATCGATGCGATCTGGGACAGCGCCCTCTACTTCGCAGATGATGACACTATGGTATTTTAATTCCTTGACACCAACCAGATCTGTGCTACTATTATATATAACAGGACACAAACACAGGATACAGACATGATTATTGCATATTCCAGCACATTCAACATGGAAATATACGCATCCAATGTATCGTTTCGCGCCTACTTTGAATGGGGCCTCATCCGCGCAAAGCAACTGCGCGGCGGCTACACACCGATTTACTCATAGGAGCAACAGACATGAAAGAGAACAGACGATTTGCAGAATACCTGGACATCTACGACGCAGGGTACGATTGCGCACAAGTGCACGGCAAACGATCTGAAAACCCGTACTTTTATGGCACCTCGGCATGGCTGTGCTGGACCACCGGCTGGTGCGACGGCATATTAGACCTAATGGCCGCCGAAGACGAGATTTAGCGCAAGCCTATCATCTGGATCGGTTCGATTAGGAAATACAATTTGAACCAATCTGGTCGATATGGCACTATATTAAGTATATAAAATCACAAGACGCAGATGGACACCGACATGAGCGACATGAACTGGAAAGCGGCATTCGAGAGCGACATCACGGGCGAGGTATATGTAACGTACGGCCCGAACTGGGCCGATGGTATACCAGAGGAAGCTATCGACGCTCTCCAGGCCGCATATGACTACACGGCACACGTGATCATGGATCGGCATGACGCGCAGGAGTTCGGTACGTTCTTGTTTGACGATGATTGCATATTCTGGTAACCAAATTCCCAACACAACCAAAATCATGTGCTATACTATCAATAACACAACAGGAGATAGCCATGAAACAAGAAATCCACATACCAGACCCAGGTCTGAAGCCGCAAATCACGCGCCTTGACAACATCAAGTCGGCAGTTGGCACGGTTTTTGGTCTATCACTTGTCGCACTGTATGCAGTGTTTATGTTTACATAATAGAGGTGTAAAATGAAATTTTATGTGATGAGAAGCTGTGAGTATGGGTATGATGTTGTAACTCCGGACGGCCGTATTGTTGGATTCGTTCTTGATTGTCCAGATAATGAGTGGCATCAGGTTGTCATTGATCTTATCTTTAATGCGAGACACTATATTGCAAGCGAGTGGCATGGTGAGTACGCTTATTGTTTTCCACCGCGCTTGGTCATAGAGGTGTAACATCATGGCCACATACTTACTTATTGGCGCATTAGTAGCATTAATAACCATGCCGACACTGAACCCAAAAAGCCAGATCGGCGAGGCTGCGCGTAACACAATTTTTTTCGGATCGTACTTGATTTTGTTGGTGGCTTGTGTCATTCTGATATCAGAATCAATGGGGAGCTTAGCATCATGAAAAAACTACTTACAATCTTATCAGTGTTACTGGTCGCATCCAGCCAACCTGTCAACGCGGACTGGTCTGCCGAGATCGGGTATGGGTATGGCGCGTTTCAGGAAAAGAAAGACGGCACCTACTATCAAGAGCAGATGCCACATGAAAAGCACCTGGACCACGACCTCTTCAGGATCGGTGCTGTTTACAACTTCGATGCCTTCGCCGTGCATGGCGGCTACATCGATTTTGGGAAACACATGCTTGATAGTGAAGCGATCCCAGACAATCAATACAGCCCAATGAATCCGGGAGGCTGTTACCAGTCGATGAAGTGCGACGAACGCCGCGCCCTGTTTCGGGGCACGGGCCATGCAAGCGCACTGTACTTGACCCTCTCGACACCACAGGACAATCCGCTGTACCTTGAGGCCGGATTGCTGTACAATGACGTGACGTGGCATTTTGATGCCTACAATACATGGAGCGGCGACGTGGTCCATGAGTATGATGGCGGCCGCGCGATGGGCAAGATGTTTTCGGTCGGCTGGAACTTTGACGGCGCCAAGGTGATCTACACCAGGGCAATGTTAGGCGAGACCTGCGCCGAATTTCCGACGGCCGTAGAAGGTTATCACGGCGTTATGTTGATGGTGGAGTTTTAATTTAACAAAGAGGTAAAATCTTATGAGAATGTCAGAAGCGAATGAAGACTTAGTTGGAAAAGTATGTTGTTGTTCGGTTGGGCGGCCAGCTATTGTCGTTGGAAAAAAGACCTTTGATTTTGGTGAGTGCTGGATCGGCCTCGGTCTTGACGGCAAAGGCACCTGGGCAAGCTCAAACCCAGCCGTGCTTGCTGAGACAGGCGAGGATTTCCACAATATTTTGTTTGATCGGTTTGGCGGCAAGATGAGTTTTAATGGGTAGTATGCAATGAAATCCATATCAGACCACATCCGCGACCACCTGTTATCCGACGTGATCACCACGCCGGTTGGCGACAAGACCGAGACCTATGAGCAGATCTTGGCACATCCTTTGCTTAAGGAGGCGCAGGAGAAAGGTGACCAGCGCCTTGGCATGGGCCACTTTCGATATGGCGACCTTGCTGCGCAAAGGCACTCTAAGAAACAGTATGACAATGTTGCATCGATCAAGCGTCGCCTCGATCTATACCAGGAGACGCACAACATGGAGCATATCATCGACGCGATGAATATCTGTCGCGTGATATATGTCACCGACACCCACCCTGATCGCCATTTCGAAAGCCAAGATGATGGCGAGCATACGCAAGAGGTGACATGAGACATGACAAAATCCGAACTAATAGAAGCACTAAAAGACTATGCAGATGATGCCATCATCTATGTGAGCGTTGAAATCGAGGACTGGGCGCACGATAGCTCAGGTTCATGGATAACGACAAGCATCGACACCGTGGAGGCGCAGAATGTATCTGCATACGCGCACTGGACCTCAAGACCAGGCACAATCGGAGTAAAAATAGATTAGGAACACATTAAATGAGACTCTACAACACCAGCCGCTGGCGTAAGTTGCGCCTAAAGATACTGGCGCAGCAGCCGCTATGCAAGATATGTGAGCGGATGGGCAAGGTCACAGCGTCAGACACGGTAGACCATATCATACCACACAAGGGCAATCCCAAGCTGTTTTGGGATGTAAATAACTTGCAAGGCGTGTGTAAATCGTGCCATGATAGCATCAAGGCCGCCGAGGAGCGGTCTGGCAAGGTGTCTGGGTGCGATGCATCAGGGATGCCGATAGACCCTGGTCACCACTGGAATAAATAATACGCATGAGCTGGCTCACCTCACAAAGGGACTCTGTCAAAAAACCGACGGTCAGCACGGACTCGCCGCGCGACTCCATGCGGGCGGCTATGATTGATGCCGGGTTTGAGCCGCCGGATTATATCGAGCCTGGCCGTGTTATGAGGTTTCCGGCACAAGGTAAGGGCCAGGCAAATAGGTCAGCGTGGTGCCTGCTTTTTGACGACCTGAAGTGCGGCGTGTACGGCGACTGGACGACGGATGCAGAATATACCTGGGTGCCCGGAGGCGGTGGGTATGATGCTCTATCTGACGAGGATAAGGCCGCCATCGCTAGGGCAAAGCAGGCCCGTGACGAAGAGCGCAAGGCCGCACGAGAGAGCGCCGCCAAGCTTGCGCTGTCCATGTGGTCAGAAGCTGCGCCGGCAGAAGCGCATGACTACCTGACGCACAAACAGATAGATCCATACACTGCGCGCATCACGAACGCAAACGCGCTTCTGTTGCCGGTGATCGACGAGGATCGAAAACTACACAGCCTGCAGCAGATCAACCTTGATGGCAGAAAAAAATTCCTGGCCGACGGTGCAATATCTGGGAACTTTATTCCGGTCCAGATTGGCGACGAAGATAAAAAAACACTGATTATTTCAACCGGCTTTGCAACGGGCGCATCATTGGCAAAAGCGAACGCCTATGCAAAGGTGATAGCTGCTCTCAATGATGGTAACCTGGACAAAGTTGCAAGCAAGATGCGCGCCAACTATACTGACTGGCGCATCATTATTGCCGGAGACGATGACAGGATGACAGAGGGCAATCCAGGGCGCACGAAAGCAACCAAGGCGGCCGACCGCCACGGATGTGAGGTAGCGCTCCCTGAGTGGCCTCAGGATGCGCCTCAGGATCTCACCGATTTTAACGACTTGGCGTGCCTTGTCGGGCACGACTCGCCACTACTTGCGATATGTAGCGAGCCATCAGAGGACATGCAGCTATTGCTGGCAGACGATGACGAGGAGTTTGCCAAGATCATCAGCCAAGCGTGGCTATATGACGACGCTATCCCATCATCATCTGTCGGTATTTTTTACGGACCGTCCGGCGTAGGAAAATCATTCGTAGCGCTGGATTTTGGCATGTGTCTTGCGTCTGGTCGCAGTTGGCACAGCTTTGAGCACGGCACGCCGGGCGATCGCTCGACAGTGATATATGTCAGCGCCGAGGGCGGGCGCGGTATGCGGATCAGAAAGCGCGCATGGGAGGAGCAAAATAGGACCAAGGTTCCTGAGCTGCGTGTATTACCAAAGCCGTACATGCTCAACGAGGACGGCGACACAACCAAACTCATGACTCTAATTCGCCAATGGATCGAGCGAACCGGTCAGCGCGTGTCTGCCGTCATCATCGACACGCTGGCGCAGTGTAATAGCGAGGATGAAAACTCGACCAAAGACGCAAGCGCCTTGACAAGGAACTGCACCAAACTGGCGCAGGAGTTTGAGTGCTCCGCCATCCTTATCCATCACACCGGCAAGGACGAGGATAGCGGGATGAGGGGGTCTAGTGCCTACAAGGGCAACACCGACTTTCAAATCAAGCTGGTAGGCGGGGTTGACTCGACTGTCAGAATGACCTGCGAGAAGCAAAAGGACATAGAAAAATTTAATGACGTCTCAATTACTTTTGATAAGGTCGAGATATCAGGCGCAAAAGACTACAAGGGCCGACCAGTTCAGAGCTTGGTAGCTAGATCCGCCACCTTTGGCGAGATGGTCAGAGGTGCATCACAGCTCAAACCAGACGAAAAAATAATTGTTGACACGTACCGAGAACTAGGATACAATGGATTTATTGAAAGTGAAAAGTTAAAGCGGGCATTCTTTGCCCACCATAGCATACAGAGCAAAAGCATAGAAGCAAAGCGAAGATCATATAGCAGGGCCGTGAGTGGCCTTAAAGACAAAGCAATAGCAATAATCGAAGGTAGCGATATAGCCATCACATATGATAGGCAAGATGAATAGATCACAGCAATAGCATATAGTACATCAATCACAGCACAGGAAACAAAAGCATGACACGAGTCAAACAAAACGACGAATACATCAAAGCACAAATCGACAGCGGCCGATACCACTGCCTGCTTGGCGAGCTGCCACACCCAGAGGTGGCGAGATTTAGCAAGATGGTACTTGCCGTCGAGGATATTAAAGTGTATCTTCGGATGCCAAGCAAGGAGTGGGATGATGCCTGACCAAAAGACGCTTGAGTATATGCTCACATTTGAGCGTGAGAATGACAAACATAACACATTTCTGGTGGCGCACCGCGCGTATGCAACGTATACGGATATGGTACGAACACGGATCAGTCATCACCACCACCACAAGACCGAAACCAAGAGTTGGGCGGTGTATTGATATGAATATAGCAGAAGGTTGGAGATTACAAAGTGCGGATTTTTCAGTGCAGGCTGGAGGGAAAGACAATGCAACTGGAATTGTGACGTTTGTGCGCGATCCAGCAGAGAAGGTAAGGTGGCACAAAATGGCAGAGGAAGAAAAGGAGAGTGACGACGGTCCACCTTTGTATGTGATTGGGCGTGGCATGACACTGGAGGATGCCATTGCAAACGCAAATCTGGCAGCGTCACATGCGAAGCCGATAAGCGCATAAAGCAGATGAAGAGAACCAATCTATGGTCGCTGAGTTTTGTGAATTTGAAATATAATGAGGTATACTGATATGAACGAATCTATACTTGAATACATGCTGAAGCATGAGCGCGAGAATGACACATATAACCGCATGCTAATACGCGAGCGTGTCTATAAAGACTTTCGCGAAATGGTCGCGCTCAGAATCCTGCGCCTACATAAATACGACTACGAACTAGACACATGGGCAATATACTAACATGAACGAAACAAAAGAAATCGACGCACTGAAGACGCGAATCAGGATTCTTGAGGGGTGTCTTCTTAGGCTGGCGGATCATGTGATCAACAAGGGTACACACAGCGAGAGCTACTTCCCCGTTGATGAGGTGGAATTTTATGCTCGTTTGTGCAATGATGACTCGATCATGATGTATGAGGATTTGCCGAAATGATAGGCTCATACGTCACATCATACTACCGACCACACAATGCGCCGCCATCGCCATTTATCGGCAAGATCGTCGGCGAGATCGGTCCGTATTGGATACTTGAGACGCCAAACGGCCGACAGGTGCGGGCACTCAAGGCTGCGTGTAGTACCAAGCCAACATCAACCAAACCAAAAGACAGATAGGAAACACACAAAATGACCACAGACATCGAGTTGTCCGTATCAGTCGCAGATGGAAAATACACAGTGATTTTACCGAGCGGCGGCGGACTGAAAGCGTTACGGTATGGCGAAGAATGGCGGGACCTTACGGGGGACAACCTTGTGCTCGCTATGGCATATCGCATCGAAGAGCTGGAGACACTCGCGATCAACCAAAGAGGAAATTAAAGCATGAGCATATTAGACAAGATCACAAAGCCAGCAGACCTTCCGATGATAGGCACTATTACTGGCGATGCCGGCATAGGCAAGACCAGCACGGCAGCAACCTTCCCAGATGCGATTTTTATTCGTGCCGAGGACGGACTTGCCGCCATACCACACGACAAGAGACCGGATGCGCTACCTGTCCTGACATCGCCAGATGACCTATGGGAGCAGATGACGGCTCTTATCCAAGAGGAGCACCAGTATAAGACTCTGGTCACCGACACTGTCACCCAGCTAGATCAGCTCTTCTGTCAGCATATAATTGATAGCGACCCCAAAAAGCCACGATCGATCAACCAGGCGCTGGGTGGATATGGCGCAGGATTACAGGCGCTTGGCCAGATGCACGCAAGACTACGCAAGGCATGTGGCATGCTGCGTGATATGCGCGGGATGCACGTGATATTTATCGCGCACTCTGACACCGTGACGATTGAGCCGCCAGATCAAGACCCGTACACACGCTATGATCTGCGCCTGAATAAACGCTCGATCAGTCCGTACGTGGATAATGTAGACCTTGTTGGGTACATTAAGCTTGAGACTTTTGTCCAGGGCGATGATGATAGCCGCAAAAAGGCCATATCATCAGGCCGCAGGATCATGACCACATACACCACGGCTACCAACATCTCAAAAAATCGATATGGAATCACTGAGGATATCCCGGTTGAGCTGGGCGTCAATCCGCTGGTCGACTACATACCATCATTGCAACAGTAAGCAAAGAGGAAATTAAATCATGAGCTTTTGGCAAAAATCAAATGGCGAAGCAGTAACGCCACAAGACAGCTTTGAATCTAATGGCGGCGGATTCGAGCCATTCCCCGATAAAACCGTGCTGACTGTGGTGATATCAGAAATCAAGTGGACAACCTGGGGTGGTGAGCGCTATATTAACGTCAGGCATGATGTGGTAGATGGTCAATATAAAGGGCGCGTTCAGTTCGATAAGCTGCGCGTGTACGGCACCGACAAGCAAAAAGATACAGCGCTTGACAAGCTTGCTGTGCTGGATGGCCTGTCAGGCGGTCAGCTTAGCAAAGCACAAGCCGAGCCAACAGACATGGACTTGCAGTGTGTCATAAACAAGCCGTTAGAAATCAGGGTTTTATTATTGACATTCAAAGACAGAGAGACAGGAGAAAAAACCAAGAATAACTGGGTGTCTGGGTATGGCAAACTCGGCGCGCTATCCGGATCAACAAAGCCAGCGCCACAACGGCAAGCACAGACCAAGCCGGTCGAAACGCCGCAGTCCAGTAACAGTTTTGATGATGATATCCCCTTTTAAGTAGCCGACAATTCAACCGGGGCGCAAGCCCCGGAAAGGAATAAACCATGCCAAGAGACTATTTAGGTGCCTCAGCCTGGAGCCATTGCCATCGAAAAATGTGGCTGTCTTTTCGCCAGGCATTTCAGCGCGTTTACACTCCAGAGCAACTGCGCACATTTGGTATTGGCCATGCGTGCGAAGACGTGATAATAGCAGACCTGGAAGGGCGAGGATACAAGATATCGCATCGCGAGTATGAGCTGAAAGGACAGTTGGGACAGGTAATGGGCCACATCGACGGAATTGTCACGTGTCCAGATGGTGGTGCAGTAAAGCTGCTTGAGCTGAAGACCGCCAACACTCGCCGATACAAGGAGATGGTCAAGAAAGGCATACCTGATTATTATATGTCGCAGGTACAGATATATATGCTACTGTCTGGACAGATAGATGACATCGGCCAGGTCACAGAGACTCACTACTGCATACTGAACAAGGATACATCGGAGCTGGTGGAGCTGGCCATTGAATACGACGACCAGCTCGCCCAGCTACGATACGACGAGATCCACCACGTCATCGAGTCAGAGGACATGCCTCCAGCCGAGGATGACTGGCGCTGCAATATGTGTGAGTATCGCGACTTTTGCAAGTTCGGCGACATCCCTGAAATACACTGCAAGACCTGTGCCAATGTGTCTGTGGTCGACGGGAAATTTGAATGTGCTTTCGGGAATAAAAGTTGTGGCCGGCACTTGATTCACCCTGCGTTTATGTTATCATTAGGGTGTGAGATCCAATCAGCCAACTCGGAAGCGCTCGCGATTGACTACGGCGATTTCGTGCACGGGCCGGAAGGATACAAGCATCCAGCGAAAGATACATACACAAGCCTTGAGTATAAGGCGCTATTTGAGGAGTCAAAAAAAGATGACGACTGAGCGCAAATACATTGGTCATGACGACCATTACGGGACACCAATTCATGTCGGAGACATAGTCGAGTTCTGGTTCGACGAAGTTCAAGGCGCATCAGTAAAGCGCGAGCATCAAAACCAGACCTTTATGCGCGACCTGGTAACTGAAGACGGCGGCAAGTTTTGGTTTGAGTGCGGCTGTGGAGGCGCGTATCCACATAGATTTGCCAGCGTGTGTTATGTCGCCGGATCTACAATAAAGACAAGATACGCATTTTGCGCCGACGGTGACGATGATCCGTGTAGCGAATATATCGAGAAACAAAACGCCATGCACGAGCAGAGGGCGCAACCATGACCCCAAAGCTACTGATATACGCAAGAGTGATGGAGCTATGCAAGGAGGCCGGGGTTGATTACTTGATAGCAACGCGCGCGGCAGAGCTTGCTGTATTCAAGTACGAAAAAAACGTATTTGACAAGAAGGTCATCGACCTTATCGAGGACACGGTGAAAGCCGCCAAGAGGGCATCGATATGAGAAACAATATTGAGTTGATCAGGCTTGCCACTGACATTATGCGATTTGCGGTCGTGCATAGCCACGATGGGTTTAGCGTTTTTGCCGATTACTCGCCGCACATCAACGCGCTGGAAGTGCGCGTTTATCCAGATGGATGGAAGCGCGGCAGTACCGCGCCATACTGGAAGACAGTCTATCTTGAATTTGATAGTGCAGAGCGCCAGCTTAAGCGCATACTCGGCGAGCTGATTGAGATGACGAAGGAATGAAGCTCCGCCCATACCAACAAGACGCAGCAGACGCGGCCATAGACTGGATAAAAAAGTGCATCGATCCGTGCGTGGTAGGTGCACCTACTGGTGCCGGCAAGTCGTACATCATCGCTGATATAGCAGACCGCATACACAAGATATCGGGCAAAAGGATACTTGTCCTGGCGCCATCCGGAGAGCTTGTAAAGCAGGACTATGAAAAGTATTTGCTGACAGGAAACCCGGCATCGATTTTTTCGGCCAGCGGCGGGCGCAAGGAGACACAATACCCAGTCGTCTTTGGGTCTCCGCTCACGGTCGATAATAACAAGCTGCGATTTTCAACCGGGTACGCGGCCGTGATCATCGATGAGGCTCATGGTATCACGCCCACCATCAAGGGCATCATCGACCACATGAGGCAAAGCAGTCCGCATCTGCGAGTGATCGGGTTATCAGCCACGCCATACCGACTTGGTGATGGATACATATATGGTCACCACTACGAGGACGGTCTCGTCCAAGAAGGACAGACCAGAGACCCGTATTTCCACACGCTCGTGTATGACATCCCGGCCAGACTCCTGATCGACGAGGGATACCTCACCCCGCCAGTGATGGAGACGCCAGAGCAGCACTACGACACTAGCGGGCTGGTCATGATGGCGTCTGGTAAGTGGCAGTCTGGATCGGTGAGTGAGGCATTCGAGGGGCGCGGCCGCAAGACTGCCGGCATCGTTGCCGATATCGTTGCTCATAGCAAAGACCGAAAAGGAGTGATGATATTTGCCTCGACCGTGCAGCACGCTCAAGAGGTGATGGAGTCGCTGAATCCAACCATGAGCGGCATGGTGGTAAGCAATAAAAAAATTGTGTCAGCCAAAGAAGAAAATAGAGTTATGAGAGCATTTGGTCGACAGGAAATTAAATATATTGTTAATGTAGGGAAATTAACAACCGGCATAGATTGGCCTCACGTCGACGTGATCGCTATCCTGCGAGCAACGGAGTCGGTGAGCCTCTTGCAGCAGATCTTTGGCAGGGGCCTCAGGATCGATGAAGGAAAGCTAGACTGCCTTGTCCTGGACTATGCCGAGAATATCGCGCGGCATTGCCCCGACGGAGACGTTTTCGCACCAGAGATCAAGGCAAGGCGCGCTACCGGAGAGCAAGAGCCACTGGAAGCTGAGTGCCCGCACTGCCACTATATCAATAAGCTGGCGCCAAGACCGAATCCAGATCACTTTGAAATAGATAAGCATGGGTATTTTTTGGACGCGCTAGGCCAAAGGATCAAGACAGACCATGGAGACATGCCAGCCCACCTAGGCCGCAGATGTGCCGGTGAGTCACTGATAGATGGTCACCACGTACGATGTGGATATCAGTGGACATACAAGGAGTGCCCAGAGTGTGGAGGGCAAAACGACATCGCTGCGAGATATTGCGGAAATTGCAAGGCCGAGATCGTCGACCCGAATGAAAAGCTCAAAGAGATCGCCGCACGAATCGCCAAAGATCCATACAGGACAAGGGACTCAGTGGTAACCGGCTGGGGCATGCAGCGCTGGCCCGGCAAGGGCGACAAGCCAGACACGCTCAGGGTGATGTATGAGATAGACGAGTCACCACACGCGCTGTATCAATGGCTAGCGCCCGAGTCTCATAGCTCTTGGATGCGTAGCAAGTGGCATGAGTGGTGTATTTCCAGATTCGGTCGAGACCTAATCGGCATCGATGAGGCGATAGAAAATTTCACTTTGCAAGGTAAGTGTCCAGCGCGTATACTATACCGTAAGAAACAAAATTCGAAGTTTTTCGATATCATTGCCATAGGTGATTGACATGCAAGACAAAGATACACACAAGGCCCTGGTAGCATACGAGCTACACAAGCGAGTGCAAAAGCTGGCCGATGAGCTTGGGTTCACGCTGTCGTACCGCACACATGATGGCGTGACGCGTCGCCGCGACCACATCCTGATATTTGCAAGTGACGGAAAAGAGATTGGGCTTGTGACAGACCACGGCGACTTATATAATTTTTGCATGGGATACAAGGCAGGAAGGGCAGCAGACCAAGACGAAGTCAAACAAGAACCAGACATGCCAGGAGGCGCTGGCGGGCAGCATCCTGCCAGCGAATATCTTGCCAGTGCATACGGCAGTGTCCTTATGTGGACATGCGTCGGTGCTGGCGGTGGCGGCGGTAACGGCCTGGTTGGAAAGATACGCAGCGCATTAGGAAAGTTTTTCTGATGTCACTACCAAGCGAGCACAACGAACAGGTTGCATTCGTCGCCTGGTTCAGGAAGACCTTTCCTGCTGTGCGGATCTTTGCGATACCCAACGGGGGGTTTAGACACAAAAAGACGGCGGCCGACATGAAGGCGGAAGGCGCATCTAGTGGCGTGCCAGACCTATACATCCCGGCCTGGTATCTCTGGATCGAGATGAAGCGCCAGAAAGGAGGAAGGATATCTACGGAACAAAAAGGTTGGGAAGGATATCTAATAGATCTGGGCTACTCGCATTTCTACGCATACGGAGCGCATGATGCACAGCAAAAGCTATTAGACTTTTTAAACGATAGATTATATCTATTACACGATGTGGAGATAAACAATGCTTGAGTCAGCACTTGGAATCACAGAGCTTGAGGCAATAAAACTTATATTGATCTTCGGCGGCGCGTTCGTGGGGTTCATGGTCGGGTTTGTTGTGTGTTTGCTTTCTGACTGATACTGGAGATAAACAATGATTGAGAGTTTTGCTGCTTTTTCGCTTGGCCTTATTATTGGTATGATGTTAATTGCTCTCGTAGAGATGCTGTCAAGGAGATAAACAATGCTTGAATTACTTTTGATTGGGACCGGCATTATGTTGTTGATAGAGACAGCCTACGCAGCATCGAGAGGATAGCATGCCAAAACCAATAGAGATCAATAACGATCTCTATTGCCCAGTATGCGGCAATAGAGGAATGAAAGCCCTTAAGCACAAGGCCGGCAGCGGGCGCACTCGCTTACGGTGCCCGTCATGCAAGACGCGCACAACGACAAGACTGTATGACGCTCCGCAGATCCTGCCGGAAACAAAGGCCAGCGAGATCAAGAAGCACAAGCGATTTTTGATCGCGTCCGCAACTAACGACGTACAGATCGTCACCGGCTGGCACCAGACACTAAAGGCGATGGCGGATGATCTGGACGCATGCTATCTGCTAATACCGGCGCGTTATAGGAATCCAGATCTTTTTCACCAGGGCATACAGCGATCCATGAGGTGGCCAGTTGAGATCGTGCCGTACATCTGCAACAAGGACGTACGGCTAAATAAAAATCTTGTGATACGTGGCAACACACACATCAACTACACCAATATCAATCCTTTGGCCGGGATGAATAATGCTGCTGGTATCCAGTCTGAGATATACGGACATCCACAGGTAGCGATGGAGATGGTGCCGACATCTAAGCATGTGCTACCAAAGATGATCCGCACCACTGGATCGATCAGCAAAAAAGGATATGGCGGATCACCTCGCGCGCAAAAGGCCGCCTTTCATCACTCACTGTCGGCGGTCTTCATCGAGGTCGAGGGCGACTCATATTGGACCACCGAGGTACACTATGACGGACACGGCGCGTATCTTTTTGACAAGTACTACACGCCAGATGGCTGCGATGGCGAGAGCTATCGGCCGGAGGCTATTGTCTATGGCGATATCCACATAGCCGAAGTTAAGCCACGTAACAGAAGATTGCTTGATCAGGTGACACGCGCACTGCAGCCGGTCAATCAGGTCTACCATGACCTACACAACCATAGCGCGCATTCGCACCACCACGCAAAAGATAAGCTGTGGCAGCTCACACATCAAGACCAGGACATCCGAAAAGAGCTTATGCAGTCTGTCAGATTTCTGGATAAGCAAGAAGCTCACTGTCTTGTTATATCATCTAACCACCACGACCATCTGGCGCAGTGGTTCAATCGCTTTCGTCCTGAGCGCGACCCTGTAAATATAGACCTCTATTACGAGCTTGGCGAGCTTGCGCGCACCAACAATAGCCGCGATCTGTTTAGGCTGTTTGTTGAGCGATACGCAAAAAATGTTCCGGAGTTTGTGAATGGGAACCAGCTTCGCGAGATTGCTAGTATTGATGTCTCACAGCACGGACATCGCGGACCAAACGGAACCAAAGGCAGCGGCAAGGCATTCGCCCGCACAGGCCACAAGACAATGACGGGTCACCCGCACACGCCAGGTATATATAAGGGGTGTTATCAAGTTGGCACAGCAGAGCTTGAGCATGATTATGCTGTCGGATACTCTAGCTGGATGATCACACACGGCCTTATATATGCCAATGGTAAGCGCGGTCTGGTATCTGCCGTCAAGGGCAAGCTATCGCCAATGATGCGTGAGCTTGCGTCTCAGTAGTTTTGTTCCTTGACACCGTGTCAGTGTATGCTATTATTACTATTAACAGAGAGACAAACAGACATACAGGAAACAGACATGTTCATCAACCTCTTCACAAACGCCAGGACGGCAGCAGACGCAGCCACACTGATCAGGATAGCCAAAATGAGCGCTCGCGTGATCAGTGTGTACTGTCAAGATACTTACGTGCTTGCACTGATCTCTGATGTGGTGCCGCTGCCTGATCATGTGTTGGCTGTATGTGACGGCGTAAACGCTGGCACGATTGTGGTGCGTTTACATGACACATACATCGACGATGTGGACGGCAAAGCATTTGTGATACAAGACATTACCGACCTTGCCACCATCAGTAACCTGATGGAAGCAAGTGGCGGTCAGTTACACTAACAGGCAGACACCATTATGGAACATCACGGCAACGAATACGTACAAATGATCTACAGGATCAACAGGCTGATAATGACACACGGGCTTGCACAGGTATACTCTGTAGTGAACAGTGTCCAATCAAGCAGCCTGTCATTAGACTATATAACTGCCGTACATGCGGCACTCGACGCACAATTCGGAGAGCAATCATGATTAAACCATCCGCACTAACAAAACAAGCGCAGCAATACGCTAACAAGCTGATTATGATTTACGGCGTGGCTCGCGTATACTCAATCATCAACAGCGTACCAGGCGGCACAAAGAACAGTCCTGTTGCAGTTATTGAGGCGCTGAAGAATCATTTTGGAGAGTGATTATGCAATACACATACAAATATCACACACCGACATTTACGCGGGTCTTGCGATACACAGAGGGTGATGGCTGGCAGTACACCGAGGAGCACAGCGATAGAGTGACTATGCCGGCAGAAGGGGTAAGAGGTGTATGGTGGGAGGTGCCATCAACACCTGAGAGACTGTCTATTGACACGATCAAGTACAATGGCGATGTGTATAGGCTGACACCAAAGCAAGTAAATTAATTCCTTGCCAACAGAATAACCAGACCTTGACCCGGATTAGATCCGGGTCTTTTTTATTTCTTGAACGCCTTCTCGATTGATCTGCCACCAAAGTAAAACACGAATGCTGCTGAAGCCAGCGTTTCAAGCAGGTCGATCCACTTTTCCTTAATGACAAATTCGCCAATGTTGCCATCGGTAACAGCCAAGCCAACAACGGCAAGCAATAAGCATACCAGAGTTACTGGCCGCACAAGCTTTGCAAAGCGGCTATCTGATTTCATGTCCGCCTCGTGACGTCTGGACAGCTCAGACTCATAGGCTATTTGTAGCTTTTGTAAGATCGCTCGACCGGCAAGCCGCTCCTCATCAGAGGTAAACAGGTTATCAAGCGCCTCGCCAGTCTCCTTGACGACGTTACTCACAGGATTGATGTGATCCAGTATACTCATGATGATACTCCCAATATTTCATCTGCGCGACCAGCGCCGATGTGTCCTTGTGACTCTAGATAGTGCAGTCCATCTATCGTGTCCTGATCCTCTGCGCGTACCGTGCCAGCCACCTGTAGCGTAAGGATATATGCAGAGATCATCGAGTCTGTTTGGCTTGCCGCCAATATAGCGCCGCGCTCTGCCAGCGTGAACTCCCCAATAAAATTTCTCGCGCTCCACTTTTTCGGCGGATCGGGTGTTACCGGACGAACAGGCGGCGAAAAAGTCTCGCCGTCATACGTCCACCCAGGACCACACCTAAGACCGGTCACATCTATGCCGGCCGGGTGCGAGTCTGCCACCAAGATATTATCAATCACCCCATCAATAACGATTGCGAATTTAGCCATATCACTTACTCAAACCAGGTGATAATACAGATGCCGTCTGCGCCGTCACCGCCATCGTACTGAGTGGCTGTTGAGCTGAACGCGCCGCCGCCGCCGCCGCCCGTATTGGCAACAGCATCACCACCGGCACCAGCCGTTCCAGCGGCACCACTGCCGCCGCCATCGACGGCGGTTGTAAGAAATGCGCCGTTAGTTGCATCAGTAAGCGGGTACCTCGATCCGCCGGTTCCGCCGCCGCCATATCCACACAGCCCAGGACCAGGATGCAGCATGCCATATAAGTTTGACGGGATAAATGCAAAGCCGCCGCGATATCCATACGTAGGCACACCACCAACACCGCCAGATGACGTGGTAGCCAGTGTCTCTGGCGATCCACCGGCACCCGCACCATTACCACCAACGCCTGTCGATAAGTACACGCCTGCGCCGCCTGTATTGCCGTTACCATCTACACCATCTCTGTCTGTAGACGTACTGGACCCAACGCCTCCACCTGTGCCACCGTAAGCCGTCAGTGACGCGCCAACAGTCAATGTGCTATTGCCGCCATTAGATCCGACGGTTCCGCTAGTGCCGCCCGCGCCACCGGCGCCGATTGTGACTGTGATGTCATCGGTCACCGCAAGGTCGCGCTCAATGACCTGACCGCCGCCGCCGCCGCCGCCGCATCGATTGACCGTATTGGCGTCAACAGATCCACCGCCTGCGCCGCCTGCGACAAGTATCACGCGCACAGAGTCCACGCCATCAGGCTTGGGCCACGTGCCGGACGAAGTAAAGACCTGGGTCTTGCGGACCTTTCCAACCGTCGATACAGCAACATCCAGGCGACCCATCGTAGTGGAGTCGATATTGTCAAGGTTGGATGCCCGCGCCGCAGTGAGTCTGTCTGTCAGGGTCTTAAGGCGAGCCGGGATATTAGCAAGTAATGGTATCATTATTTAGCTCCACGCATGCGACAGGTAGTTGTCGTTTACGTCGTATGTGATGGTGATAGTACCCATCGAGTCGTAGTCGGTGCCGCCATTAGATGAGTAGCTAAAGACTGCGGACGTCATTAGATCATCACCGGACCAAGTGATTGCCACCTTGACTCGCTCGGTATCTTTGCTGTACACTATCTGATCTGGGGTCTCCGGCGTAGTTGGCGGAGTACCGCCGTCGCTATCCTGCGCCTCGGCATCCCACTGCGGAACAGTGCCGGTTGTGATGATGGCGTCTTGGAGCGCGGCGAAATTGGCCCTTGTAGATGTCGTGATTTCTGTTATACTTTGTGTGGCGGCATCAGGAGTTGTTCTGTCAAAGTGGGTATAGGCCATGATTTAAATTCCTCTAAACTCCCATTGAAAAGGCGTGGCGACAAGATTGCCATCTGAATCAAAGATATAGACGTCGAACTCGACGTGATCAGACAGTACCTGGATATTGTCGACAGTCCACGGACGTGACGCAGTACCTAAAGGCGTTATCTTAATAGACTGTGCTGCCGCATATTGGTTCACTGTGGATATCGTGACGCCACCGGATGCGCTGCTTGTGCCAGATCCAGTCTCAACACGCGGGATCACGTTGACATTTGCAGACCATTCCGGCATTGTGCAATAGAGCGTGCCGGTTGTCGTGGTCTTGGCGCGCAGTCTGGCGTATCTTGCGGCCCGCTTGGTTGTGAGATATGCATACTGATCCCAGTCTATATCGTCATCCGATAGCTCGAGGTATGTCTCAAGTGTGGTGGTGGCTCCAAGCTCCTCCCTATCAGCATGACTTGACCACGTACCAGTGATGCTATATGTCGCATCCCATGTCTCTGATAGTACCTCTGATGTGCATGACGAGTGATATGTTGCCGCCACATCAGTATAAGCTGTCAGGTCACCTGTAAAAATACTGGCTGCAGTATCACCTGCATCCGTGACATATCTTGTCAGGCTGTCGCCGCGCCACAATTTGTACTCGTGCATGTTGGTGAGTGTTGGCGAATCGAAATCGTTTGAGTCTACGATATACGCACCGCTGTCACTGGTCACCACGTATGTGGAGCGCGCCTCATTGGCCGAATACTGTCCGATAGAATCCAGGGCCTTGACCATCAGATCCCATGTCCCTGGCGGCACCTCACCAGACACCAGGCGCAAGGCATCCACGCGATCAATTACGACGCCGGCATCCCAGCTTGCGCCAACCGCAGCATACCTCACCTCATACCGCCATATATCAACATCGGTCGCAGGTGTCCAGTTTGCCCTAGTCTCGCCACCGACCTCATAGGCATCTACGCTTGGCACGTCTGACGGTATCAGCGATTTGCCGGCCGCTGTGATGGTATCTTCTGCCCAAGAAGATTGAGCGCCGACGGTAGATACAGTGCGTACTTTGACGGTGTATTCAGTATCATCATTGACGGCTGGCGAAGCATAGCTATTGGTAGAGGTCGACCCGCGAAATACCAAGGTCGCTCCATCGTATACCTCAACATCCCACTGATTGAGATACACATATTCTGACGCATCCCAGTCAACTGCGATACGTGACGCCCATATACCATTCAAACCCTGATACACTTCCTCTGCAAGAGTCAGGCCAGTAGGCGCTGGTGGATTGAGCGGCGACGGTAGATCGGTGTCAGTGTATGTCGGCTCTGACTCGACGGCATCGCTATAGACGGCATCCTGATACTCATGTCCAGACACCCGCCAACGGCCAGGCTCTGGTGGTACGATGTCAGTGACTCTGATCTGCTTTGCGGTCAGGCCTCTTCCGGTCGTGACGGTGACCACATCACCGACCTGGTATTTAAGGCCCTCATCATGGGTGAGCCACGATACATCAAGATCTGTTAACGCCAACATATTGAGGCGCTCAACGGCCTCGCGATATGCCTGCGTGTATCTGGTGATACCTGGCAGCCTGACTGTAGACTCTCTCCACTCGGTGGTGCCGGCAAGCACGCCATCGGCATACGCATACGCTGACGCATCGCGCCATACATCGCCGGTCGTATCGGTGTACTGTATGTGCATGACGGTTGGGACATCCAGCATCGATCTTATGCTGATATCAATATCAGGAGCGCCGTCCGACCTGGACACTATATCTGCTGCTGTGAGTGATGCAACCGGCGACGCAGGGCGATTACTGATCAGCCGTGTTGTGTCGCCGTCCACATTGACATAGCACCCAGCATATACAGACAGAGTATCAACCCAGTCATCAACCGGTGACTTGGTATCTATCACCAGGCCAAGCTTGCGCCTTGCCTCTGTTGCGGCAACGATCTCATCACAATCATCTGCAACGTCATCCACGCTATCCCAGTCCAAGCTGTTGCCTCGACCGTATACAGTGGACATCTCCATGTCGGCCAGAGCCAGAGCGGGGTTTTCGGTGTACTCCCATGTGGTAGGATCATCGATATCGTGAGTCACCTCGCGGTGATCATATAGCTTTTTGCCTCGGATTTCTGCGACAAACGACGGTATATCCATGTCACGCGATTGAGCTATACTTACCACCGAGTAAGCAAGCGCGACAGTCTCGCCGTTAACCGTCTCGACAAGGTCGCGCGTCCAGCCAGATATGGCGGCAGCAAGTGTGGGATCAACTCCCTGAGTCGTGGTGCCGGTGTAGTGCGTGGCGGTCACAGACGCTGGAGCGGCAGACCCATCCTGTAGATACAGCCCGTCAATTGCCTCGATCTCGCCGACGCACCACACAAGGCACATGACAAGATGGCTTTGATAGGTGACGGCCTGGGCCACCAAAGGACCAAGCCTGGCCTTGCCGTATACAATAGGCACCCTTGCGCCGTGCCCAGCATAAGATAGCGACCGCTCGCGTGTCTGTCTTGAGACGCGATTGATCCGCGTCCTACTGACAACAGATCGCTGTGCTGGTGTGGCGGTGACCGGCTCAGGCGCAGATGGTATCACAGGATAGTCAGGCAATCGATTTGTCATGTAGACGACTCCAAAATCAACACGTCGCCATTCCACTGGATGCGCGTCCCTGGCGTTGGCATATCATCACCAACAAACAGAGACAGCCGCACTCTCGGTGTGTGCGCGACAGCAGACCCAGTAGACCTGAGCGACAGCGTGACAAAATCATCTATTGACGGCACGCTATCAATTACCCCGCTAAAGAGGTGCACGGCATCACCTGCCGCATGTGGCGCTGCTCCATACAGCTGATAGATATCTGCTGTTATGTCCCTGATGCCATCACCCAGCACCACAGCTCCCATGCTGTTATCGTGGTTTGGTATTACGACAGATGCAGAAGCGCTAGAGATTGACGAGACAGATACGCCAGCGGAACCATCCCATGACACACCATCACATGTGAGCGTCTCCACTGTAGACCACCTCAGCACAGGATCGTATCCTAGCCGTACAAGATAGCGCGGCACTGTGCCGGTTGACTCTACCGCGCTTGTGACTTTGGTTGTTAATGATCTCATCCTATCTCACTGCTGAGGTTAGATATGGCTCCGGCAACCCTGGTGGCCGCACCGTTGAGGACACCAGCGGCTGCCTGCATTTGCGCGCCGAATCTTGTGCCGCCAGAGGTTATTGCATCAAGCAGCGCGTCCCTCAATATTTGACCAGTGTTAACCGCCTCTTGTTCCGCAGCCTTTAGCTTTGCCTGTGATGTCTCGAGCACGCCGCCCAGGAAGTCGACGAATTCGTTGCTGACCTGCTGCTGTTGCTCAGCATCTAGCAGTCCATAAGCCCTGCTTGTGAGTTGGTCGATCTGCTGTGCCGTCTCTTGTATCCGAGTTGGATCTGTCATTGTCTCAAGCGCATCGGCAAGAGACTCTGCTCTGTCTGTGTAATAGTCATAGCGCTCTGCAGTGTCCATGACGGATAGCTGTATTGACTCGATGCTGCCCTCAAGCATGGTTGTCAATGACTGCTGGACATTGGATATCTGCTCAAGGTACTGCATCTCAAGAGCGTAGCGCTGCTGTGTGGCAGCAGATAGTGTCTGCATTGCGGCAGTGCTGCCATCATATCCATCGATCAGATCATACATACCATCAACAGACGCCAGCATTGCATCGTGCATAGTGACGGATGCCATCGCCAATCGGTCAGCATACTCTGTCAGCATATCAGACTCGGCAAAAGTCCTGATGCCTGATGCGGCTACCAATCGAGTTGCCATGTCCTCGAGGTCACCACCAACATCGACGATGTCTGCAAAGCCGTCGCCGACCTCGTCAAGGATGATCCGGAACCGCCTGCCCATGCGCTCTGCAAAGTCATCTGCCTTACGGTCTTGCTCTGTCCATCCGTCAAGTCTATCAGCTATAGCGGCTGCGGTATCCGGTCCAAATGTCTCAGCGACGAGATTATCAATGGCTGCAACCGCCTCAAGCGAGGCTCTGTAATCCTCGGCCTTGATGTTTTTCGAACCGACGTCCGCCATGCCGAGGTATCCAAAGGCCGACTGGACTGCAACGTCATCTTCAAATCCTGCGCGGTCGCGACGTGTTTGCCATGTCGCGTATGCCGTGTCGTCGCCGCTAAAAACCTTGCCAAGAGCACCGCCAGCGATAGCGCCAATCGCTGCGCCCCAAGGGCCACCGAGCGCCATGCCGACGGTTGAGCCAAGGCTGCCGAGTGCAGATCCAGTCTCGCCGCCAATCGCTCCGCCAGCAAGGCCGCCGCCAATTCCGGCAATGCCATATTGCCAGTTTGGCACGCCGGCTGCACCAGCAAAAAGATCAGTGCCAAGCGCTGATCCGACATTAGATATGCCAGCGCCAATTTGCTGCCCACCAAAAAGCTGGCCTATTCCGCCGCCACCTTGCGCGCCACCACCACCAGACACTGCGGCCTGGATGTTGAGCACCATCGGCTTTGTGATAAGCTCATGAGCGGTCCGTGCCGCTATGTCCTTCATGCCGGAAACAAGGCTATCACCAAAGTCATCAAGGCCATCGAGTCCATCGCGCCAGACCCGGCTGAAAGCGTCGTCCAGCACATCGGTAAAGCGGTTGGCTGACTCCTCTGTCTTGTCTGCTAGATCCTCTTGACCGGTGGCGAGCATATCAGTAAGCTCGATATACCTGTCAAGCGTGATTCTTCCCTCATCCAGACCGACCAGGAGCGCGTCGTATTGACGCATGAAATCGTCAGTGGCACGCGCGTTTTCGTCGATGCTATGGACCAATGACTGCCAGGCGTCAGCTTCACGCTTAAGCTGCTCTTCCTTTTCCTTGTCGCGCTTCTTTCTTTCTCTGTCTCGCTTCTCTCGTGCCTTTTCCTCTTCCTTTTCTTGGCGCGCAAGCTTTTCGCGTGCCGCTCCCTCCTTGCCAAGATGCCTGAGAGCTTTCTCAGATGACTCGACATTCTCATCGATGTCTGATGTATACCCCTTGATATCTCCACGCAAGGTCTCTATTTGCTTTTCAATCGCAGCAATCTGCATAGCATACGCTTTATAGGCGCGCATGCCATCATCTGTTTGCACATCAAGATCAGCGATTGCTTGCTGATAAGCAAATACACTATTAGTTAATTCGGTTATCTGATCGCTGATAGTATCAGCTTTAGACGGCGTAAAGAACGCCTTGTCTCGTTCCTCGGCAAGACCTGTCATCTCATCAATCAAAGTACCAAGATCACGATGGAACTTTTCAAATGGGTCATCTGCTTGGATGAGCTTATTGATCCAGCCCAGACTGTCGGCAAGCGCCGGTGCTAGCTCCATCGTAAGAGACTCTGCCAGCGCCGATGCTGACATGGACATCTTGCCAAGCTCTGCTGCGGCCTTTGCAGCGGCATCAACCTGATCTTCAGAAAGCACAAGATTAAGATCTTCAGCCCGCTGCATATAATCCCTAACCGCGTCGCCTCCCTGCTGCAATATCGGCAGCAGTTTAGTATAGGCATCACCTCCAAGCTGTGCAGCTACGCGGATGCGGTCACCTTGCTTTGCTAGACCGGCAAACGCATCAGCTAGCACCTCAAGCTGCTTGTCTGGGGCCATCTCGTTGAGGCGCTCGGCAGATAGTCCAAGTGAGTCAAGTGCCTCAACGGCCTCGCCAGACCCAAGTACCGCGGCCTCAGCAATACGCTCAGCCTGATCGCGCAGCGCATCAGACAAATCCTGCAAATCAAGATTGATTGCCTTAGCCATCGGACGAAGAGCAGACATAGCCTCAACACTCACGCCGGTTGTATCGGCCATGAGCTTGATGCTCTTTGCTGTATCCAGCGCCTGCTTACCTATTGCGACGATACCAGCCGCGCCAATGGCCGGCGCCATAGCCAGCAACTGGGTTTTCATTGAGCCAAAAGTTTTTGTCAGGCCGCCGGCGTGCTTGTTTGTGCGCTGAGTTGCCTTGCCAAGCTTATCGAGCTGACCCTGAGTGAGCTTGAGCGTTTTGACGGCACCGCTAGAGTCGCCATCAAGTACAACTGTCGCCGTGTATTTTCTAGCCATGCTGTTTGTTCGCCTCGCTCAAGTACCCGTGTTCGATCAATCTGACTTGGTCAAAAATTTCCCCGGCATTGTCAGGATGAAAAAGACTGATTGCGCTTATCATCGACGTGTAATCAATGCCTATCAGGCGCCCATTCCAATCATTGCGCTTCCACTGCGTCCACATCCTTGCAAAGATCTCATATGCATCCCAGTTGTCATGGTCCACCACAAAATCATCATCAGGCGCCAGTCTCTTCTCCCTCTCTATCGCTGCGGTTATCTGATCGCCGGTTGCGCCGAATGCCTTCATGGCCTCTATCAGTGTGCTGTGGTCCTCCTCGGTGGGTGCTCGCTTCCCTGCAAGATACTCACCGAGGGCTATCAGTTTTTTTTCTGTTCCTCTGCATATCCGTATTGGGCTCGCAGAAAACCAACACTCAGCGCAGATCTGTATGGGCCGATCTCATACACGGCCGCGATTGTATCAGGGTCCATCGGCACTGGCGTTCCGTCATCATACTCCAGGTCCCACTTGACCAAGTATTTAACCAGCGCGTCCACCTCGTCAAATTCCTCTCCATGCACGGACTCAACGATATCCTTTAACGTGTTGACATTGTTGATTTTTTTGAATGTCAGGTTTATTTTTACAGTTTCCTTTTTGCCGTAGTTGTCGTCAAGCTTAGCCTCAACCTGAACCGAAATCTCGTCCTTCATGCCCTTCAATAGCTTCATCGTGCCACCCTCTTAAATGGCGCGCTGCCCGGCACGGTCAACACCAGACAGCGCACCCAAACCGTTTTAGACCGTTGCGTTAACACACTGATTAGGTTACGTTTTCAGATGTAATCTGAAAATCATCATCTCCGCTCGATGTCGGAATGATTGACAGGTTGGCGCTTATCATGGTTTCGCCATCAACATCAGAATACGTTGGCTGCAAGATCTGTACCTGTGGACCACCAGCCGTCACCTTGTTGCCGTCTGCTGTTCCGTGCTGGATTGATAGCGCACCAAGCGTGTTGGCCTTTACTGTCGTGAAATAATTGTACGTAGTTAATGTTGGCGCTTGAAAGACAATAGAGCCTGTCATGGCGCGATCAGTTATTTTGACAGCCTCTTCGTTGGGCCGGTCATGATGTACAACCGTGTTGCCGCAGTCAATATTCAAAGATTCCAGAATGATGTCTTGACCATGCAGGCTAACAGTCGGCGTATTTGCGTTTGATACCTCAATAGGTGTCTGCCACCCGCTAAAATCCGGGGTAGGATCAGCTACAGACGCCGGATCAACCCAGATCCCAGTAAAGCTGAAAGTAAAACGCGGCAAGTCGTTTTTCGGGTAGTTAAGCGTAAAAGTGCCGCGCGCACCAGTCATGGCGTGCTTCTGCCCATCGCGGAAAAAATAAAAAGTAAGAGACTCCATGCTTGCTGCGGCGCTCGTAGGATCATAGTCAATGTCCGTGCCGGTATTAATGGTCTCGACAAAAGCGCATCCCTCAAGCAGATTACCCCACTTAGGAGCGGTATCCTCTGTCGGATTGCCGGCGAGTTCAACACTGAACTGCATCATGACGTGAGTGCCAACATGGATTTGCTGAAAGCCGCCCAAATATGGACGTGCGTTATTTCGCTCCACCGTGTTGCCGGCAAGCGGAGTGATGGTTGGCTCAGATACCAAGATAGCATCTGATCCGGTTGGCGTTGCATCTACGCCATACGTAGACTCGACGGCGGCAACGATAATGGTCTTGCGTGTATATAAAGCCATTGTAATTCCTCAACTTTCTGAAATATAGTAAGCGTCAAAAAAGATTTCGCGCCACACTGTCAACTTGCCGCCGCCCTCAACGGAACTACCACCGCGATACTCTACCGGTGAATATGCCTCGGTCACTTGATACCCAAGCAGTGCAGCAAATAGATCATCCCTTACATCCGATATTGACTCTGTGCTATCCGTGATAAGGGTGATACCTATGCTCTGAGTAACCCTCTGCTTTGTAAGGTTCGCATATCGTGACTCGTCGGCAGACACATCCATAGGGTAGACTATCGCAGCCGGAAGCGTCTGTGTCGTCAAAACTGGTATTGACACCTCAACTTCCATTGTGGTAGCATAGGTTAGAGTCTCATCGTCGTAAGAAGTTCCAAGGTCGACGACCTCCATTGACCAGTCAGAAGCTTCGAGCGCGTCACGTACTGCATCAACAGACTCGACCAAACCGCCAGCGCCATCAATGGTTTCTGCGACGACGCTCAGTATCTAGGTATCGATCTGCATGGTGTGATAGCCATCAACCAATACTGGCGCGCTTCCGTCCTGCCAAAAAACGGCCGCTGGATATGTGACATCTTGCGGCATCTCAAGATTATAAATCCTATCGCCAAGCACAGTTGACAAAGTATCAACCAGCTCTGCCGCTGTACTGACACCCGTCTGTGTGATGCCGCGAGTTGCGGCCACCGCTTGAGCGATTACTGCAGCATCTGCGTTTATCTTATTGACATACGGAGTAATATTCATGCGTGTTTATTGATGAACCTCTCGATTGCCCTATCAAATGAAGCTATGGATTGCGCGCGTGATGACCTCAAAGATTTATCCAGAATTCTACGCGGCGCAAACCCGCGATGCGTGGCGTGCCTGGCAAATACTGATCGACCAATCTTGAGCCTGCCACCAGGCTTTTTGGGCTTGATCTCATGCTCATCAACGCCCTCATCAAGCCAATGCAGCTTGTGATTATGCATTTGATTTTTAAAGGTATTTTTGTCGAACACCTTACGCGTCGATCCAATCGCCATTACCAGCTTGTCAGGACCAAAACCAATCGCAGCCTTCTCGCGCTTGGAAAAACTACGATGACCAATTGATTTTTTGAGTGCGCCAGTCCTGGAATCGATCCGTGACTTAATCGCCTTTTTGAGTGGGCCGATATACCCAACCAGAGCCGTCCTCATGCCACGCGTTTTGAGATCGCCAGAGAATCGCTCAAGGCGCTTGACCATATCCTCCATCGGAGGCTTTATCTCAAGCTCGTACACTATTCGGCTCTCTCGCACATGAGCTGCAAAGGCTGGCGCGGATCGTCTCCGCCCAAGACAGCGATGATATCATAAGTAACGCTATTGCTAACCAGTCTCATCTTTGGCTTGATATCATCTCGATAGCGCATGATAACCTTTACAGATACGAGCGACTCTCGTTTACCACCGCTTTTCGTGTCGACATACTCAAACCACTCGCGACCGCTAACAGACTGGATGCGCGCACGCACAGTATCCACATCAGACCAAGTCTTGACGTGCTGACCACTTGCAGACCTTGAGCTGGTGTACTCCTGTATGGTTACCACATCTCTTAGCCTGCGCCTGATCATGATGCAGATCCTATGAGCTTAGTGGTGACCGACCAGTATGCGCCGACCATGTGCGTCATTACCGGTGGTGACATATACCGCACAGAGTATGTAACACCATCGATCCAGGCGAAATCTTGTGCAGTGATGCGGTTTGCATCCCAGTTACTCACAACAGATTCGGCCTCTGACTGCGTCACATAAGAATGAAGCACATCAAACTCATAAATCACAACAGCCGTAAAATCACGCTGGCGTATGGTTCCATTCTCCATGATGTCTGTGCGCGTCATAGAGACAGGAGAGCGAGCGCTGTTATTGTCGATGGGCAGATCTGGATATGATCCGGACTGCTCCCATATGGACGCATCCCATATAGATGCCTCCCATATCTCGCCCCATATCGCTCCGATGGACATTATACACCAAACTCCGTACCAACCTGCCCATCACCGGTGATTGTGACGTCATTGATAGACTGGATGTTAGCGTCAATCTGATTTGTGATAGTAAAGATCATCTGATCTGTCTTTGCCTTAATGGCGTCAATCAGCAAATCAACTCTTCCGCCGTCTGTGATATCACCCTGCAGCTCGTTGGTGTCTGCAAGGATAGCGGTCACGTCAGCCTGTAGCGCAGCTATCTCGGTATCGAGATATCCAGCAATGGCAGCCAGCTGAGTGCTATTTGCGTCCATGTCGGTTGTTACTGCAGACGCGACGGTTGCGGTTGTGTCTTGTGTGTATACAGCACCAGGCACACCAACAACAATCACGTCAGCTGTCGAGGATGACGCAACCATCAATAGGCTTGCGCCGTTTGTTTCTGCGGCGGTCACATCAAACTCGTAGTATCCGCCACCAAGCTCTGTCGGGTTGGTATCGTCAATTGCATTGCTAACGCCGTCGATGTAAATGGTGCCAGTAATATTTGCGGCATCACCTGTCACCGGCAATCCTGCCAGCGTCGCATGATCTGGCGCGCCGTATGCGTAAACCGCCCATTTCCCAGCTGTATTTTTATACATATCGCGTCAACCCCTGATCAAAAAATTAATGGTTGTCACGGCGATTCTGGCCGCGACAGAAGACCCACTATCAATAGTAATAGACAGCGGGCCGCTGTACATGGTTCCCGTCGACTCGTCCCAAAACCAGTAACTTAGTGTATGCTCTCCGGCCGGGTCAATGACCACGCTGGTGTCCACAGCCCAAGTAACATCTGCGTGAGACTCGACGCCAAATGTATCGCCAGCAACCACCTCCGGTATCTCTGGATGATCTATGATCACCTCGCGCGCAAGCGAGTCCTCGTCGACAGGAGGGGTGTTGCCATCAAATACTATTGTCTCCCACCCTGTCTCTATCAGCAGCAACTGATCTGATAGTGTCTCTGTGCCGGTATCGTCGGTAATCTCGATATCATAAGTGCCTGGCGGCAACTCACAATCGACATCGATATCAATCGCGGTAGCTGACCAGCTATTGACGGTACATGTATCGGAGTGCGTGCCATCTGTGATGGTCACTGTCTGAGTGCTTGGCGATGCATCCATGCCGGTACATGATATTGTCGAGCCAGTGTCGCCGCGCCGGAACGAATCAATAGAGTCTATTGACCGGCCGACCACTCCTGACACAGTTACATATACTGAGTAGTAGCGAGCATCTGTATACTGACTTGTCCAAGGGTCTGGTGGTGTCGGATATGTCTGATGCAGTCCGGCTGCCGTGATACCGGCACCGCTATCGTGCATAAGGCGAGCCTCACTAGACCCTGCATCAGACCATAGCACAACATGGTAAGTGTTTCCTGATGTAACCGCGACTGGCGTTGAAAAAGCAAACTCGACCCAGCCTATCGATGTGCCTACCGTAGAGACAACATCCGATGATCCTAAGTGAACAGGGTTAGCCGAATCGTCGTATATTTCAGCTTTCCAATTGTGTTCGTTGGCGGTGGTACTCTCGGCAACCCTAGCATGGACCGAAGTAATATTTCCCGTCTCGTTGATGGTGATCTCGATGCCGCGAAAGTTGTTGTTTACAGTGCGGTAATCGGTAGCGGTGCTAGTCGTGTTGCCCCAGGTTGCCATTATGTACGCACTCCTATCACCTCATCCTGAGAGGCAGATATATATGGGCCAATATTGATGGCCGCACTTTGTGACCCGCCTAGCAGCTGTAGATAGTCCACGCCAGCATCAAATAGGGTCGACCCAGTCTCTAGCCGGTAGTCTCCGCCAGCAGCATCAACAAAAGTTGGATCGTCCGTTGTCCCATTGGCATCGTTACCGAGTCCAGTCCAGTAAGTCCAGTCTCTGCTTGATCCCTGCTCACGATAGACTGTCCCGTTGCTGTGAAAAGCATTATGATCAAAGTCAAAGTCAGTATGGGATGATGCCCAGTTTGTGTCTTGTGATTCAACTCCGGCCTGGCTGTTGTCATAAAAAATGTTGTTACGATTAATAAGCAGCGGGTCATAGCTCCCTTCAACGCCAGGCTTCAAGAGGTACGCTGACGTGCAATTCCTCACAAGATTATTTACCACCGCCACACCATTAGGGTAACCGACCCCATAGCCGTTAACCCAAAAGCCCCACATACATGTGGATATAATATTTTGGTGTATCCTTAGCAGATCGGCAAAGGTAGTACCTCCATCTGTAGAGGAGTACAATATACCGGCTTTAGTACCACCGGTAAGATTGCACAGCCTTACCGTGTTATCCCGCATAGTAAATCCACCGTGTAGACCTTTGAAGAAGACCAGTCCGTCACTGTCATAGATATCACAATGGTGGATATCCGCTCCGTTGACATCATAAAACATTAACGCGCAGTTATTTTCATATCCCTGGCCTGTCGTGTTGTTTCCTATTTCGCAGTCACCGATTTCCAGGCCCGTTACGTCCTGTCCCCATAGGCACCCGTGATTGTCCTGGTTACCTGTGGCGCCACCGCCATTTTCGATTATGCAACGGCGTATAGCGATATCAGTCGCGCCCCACACTGAGCAAGCGAATCGATCACCATTGTTGCGGTTGCAGTAGTCGAGACTTTCGAATCCATCCCAAATGATATTAGAAAAACTTAGGCCATCAATGCCCACGCCAAAAAACGACCCCTCGCCACTTGCGCGGGTAAATCTGGTACGGTCGGCTTGGTTCGGCGTACTAATAGCGGGGTTGCGCGCACGATGGATAATCGGGCGTGTTGCACTGCCACTGTTACTTGGTCTGACGGCGGGCCACTTTGAATCTAGCAAAGCTATCGCCCCAGCTCCAGGCTTCCATTCACAGTGTACATATGACGATACCGTAGATAGTGCCTGCGCTTGTGCGATAGTTAAGGGACTCGCCTCACTCCCAGTGCCCACCACTGTAGCGGTAGGGTCAACAATATGAGTGACAGGGTATGCTGAGTAGTCGTAGTTGTCACCACCGCCAGGAGGTGCCGGAGGTGCGGTATAGTCACCCAGAGGATAAGCGGACCTTATGGTCCCGTCACTGTTTACGCGCCATGCAAAAAGCATTATATCGCCGCCGTTAGAAATTTTATTAGGCCGGGGATCTTGTCGCCGGCCGCAAGAGCAGCACCGACAAGTACGCCGATGCCGATCCACTTTATTTGTTTGAGCGTGTTATTGATAGACTCAAAGCCTTTTGCTAGGGCCTCAAGGCGCATGTCTCGCCGCTCGTTCTCTGCGTCCGCGCGATCAAAGCGCTCGCGAAGCGCCACCAGCTCCAGCTGCACGCGCAATAGTTTTGTGCTCATATCTTCAGATGTCATTATGCCCACCATGCCTTGTGCTGCATCAGCAATGCCCTGATACTATCATCTAAATATCGTCCCTCCGACGACTCCATGTCATATAGCTTTGTCAGCATGAGCTTTATGGCGCTCTTTATTGTATGCGGCACGTCGTCCGCGCTATCCCCATATCCAACCGTCGCTGTCACCGTAACAGCCACACTTGTGTCTGTATCTGTTGATGGCCACGACTCGCCGCCAAGCAGTGATATCTCGGGTGGTAGCTCTATCGCCCGAACTTCGTAGAGGTCTGCACTCAGCGTCTGATCGTCGCCGCCGCTATCGACGTACTCAACCGAGTCTACACTAATGACAGGAGACGACGGTATATAGATCACGCCTTCAAGCGGGAAGTCTGGCAGCGTGTATTGAATAGTTTGCTCGATAAGCTTGCGCCCGGTGTAGTTTTCAACAAACTCGCGCGCCGCAATTATAAGCGCCGTGATGAGATCATCGTCATCACTCACCAGTACTCCAAGGTGCTCCTTTGCCTCATCGAGAGTGACAGGCTCGATGGCTGGCGCCACTGTTACGCTATAAGGTCTTATTCTCATTTCATGCACCATGTGCCGGGGCACAGCGCCCCGGCTTTTTACGCGCTATTTTTACGCAGGCGGGTTAGCAACAGGCGCGTGCGCCGGGCTACCAAGCAGTGCAATAATAGCAATTGGAGCAGAGCCGGAGTTATTGGCAGGAGTTACAGTGCAGCGGACATACCGCTTGCTACCCACATAACCAATCTTGCGAGTCTCAGTGTCATCGTCAAACTGAAAGCTAGCAAGCACCTCAGTACCAAGCAGATCAGCATCTGCAACACCGGCAGCATCAGACAGATCTGACTCGTCACCCTCTTCAACAAGCGCGGTGAATGTGGCGTCAGCGTCGGCAAGGGTTCCAGCGGCAATTGCAAAGGTCAGGGACTTATAGCCCTGCATATCGACAATACCAGACACAACGGCGGTATTGTCAGTGACAGTAACAACCGCAGGATACAGCGGTTGCAATGAATTAAACATATCTCTCATCTTTCATCTCCCGCCCGGATTGCTCCGGGAATAAAAATCACTTAGCTAGCGGCGAACTTCATCAGCTTGATGGCTTCAAAATTCACGATATCTCCACCGGTGCGGCGAGTCATGTAGTACTTGACAAAGCCTTTCTTGGTGTAGATATCACGGATCAGGGTCACGCCACGACGCCGTACAACCTTGTATCCACGTGCGAAGTTTCCATATGCGATAGAGTAGGTATCACTATCAATCGCCGGCATGTAGTCATCTATCGCAACCGGAGAGCCGAGCACGGCACCTGCGAAACCACCGGAAGCATCTGGGTTGAACAGATAAAAGTTACCACTACCATCCTTGATCTGACGTACCTTAGACAAGGTACTATCAGCCATCAACATCACAGCGCCATTGCGGTACTGCTGCTTCAGGGCGTGCTGCAAATTGATGATGTTGTCACCAGGATTGGATGATGCAAAGTCACCATCGGCGCCAGATGCCACATACCCCAAGCTGCCCCAAGCATAGCTTGCATTGGCAACAACAGTATGAGTCAGCATGCCGCGCAGCTTTTTGATCCCGTCACCATTTAATCCTGCATCACCCTCAAGCTCACCAAAAGTGATGCCAGCCTCTTGCATAAGGTCGGCTTCCAGGTTGTAAACAGAGTCCTCAAGCAGATCATTTGGAGCATGCGGCTCTGCATATACGGTCTGCGGGATGATCTCAATTTCAGCCCACTGAGGCGCAGTGGTCTCGCCAGGCGCCTCAGTCTCAAGGCCCTGCCAACCACCGGCCACCCCGCGAGTCTTAACAAGTTTCTTGTATGACCGGGCGCCGATAGTGACGTTTCCGGCCAGACTCAAGAACGTCGACTGTGTTGATGCGATACGATCAATCTGACTGTCGCGCTCCTCGTCAAGGAAGTAGGCTCCATTAGGATCTGACATGCCGGAAAGCGCCTTCTTCTGCAGGTCTTCCAAGTCGGCTTTGGCCTTACCGGTACGCAAATATTCGTTAAGTGCTTCACGGTACTCCATGACCTCAGGAGATACATCCTTACCTTCAGGTGACAGCTTAGGCCGCTTCGCTTCTGCAAGCTCAGCCTGGATCGCCTTGAACTTAACGTTAAGATCATCGTCAATCTTTTTAAGCTTCTCTTCCAGATCAGCAGGAGCAACCTGCCCTTTCTCAATCATCTCCAACTTTTTGTCGTTGGCCGCCTTAAATTCCTCAAAGGCCCTGCCCTGGGCCTCGATAAGAGTCTGCAACTCAGACATGATTATTCACCTCTCAAAATTTTCAAATTTCGCTCAAGCGCGGAAATCGAATCTTTCAGCGCCGCTTGGTTTTCATCTGCCTCGCGCAGACAACTTTTTATCCCTGTCACCAGGGACTTTGCCTCTGCCCTACTAGCGCCATAAGCCTCACGCAGATAACGCTCAATTTCTTGCAAAGTACGCAAATCTTGTATAGACTTAACCTGGGAGACCCTTGCCTCGTCATTGGCTGGAAACGTAACAAGAGACGTTTCCCACAAATCAACTTCCTGGATTATTTGGTCAGCCTGCCCAACACCCTCACCTGGCTTGGATTTATCGATTATAAATCCTATTGATAGACCAGTAATGGCAGGGCGCGGCTCCATCTTTAAAAGTGTATACGCCTCGCGGCCGCGCTCGGTGTTGGCAAGCTTACCAGTCAGCTTTAGGCCATGATCGTCCTCTTCCATCTCAGTCCAGATGCCGATAGGCGTCATATCAACTGAGCTTGCAAACATACCGCCACCATGCTGTAGCAGCATCGCGGGCCACCGCCCTTCCTTGTGCGCGCGCTCGATCGACTTCGAAAAGGCACCAGGAACGATCGTATCGCCATATGAATCGATGTTGTTAAATACCGACCCGTACCCCTCGAAAATCATATCAGATTCTGTGCCACCTATTGATTTGACAACAAAGCCGTCAAAAGTTCTATGCTGTAGGTTCATTAATTTTCCTCAGTGTCGGACGGTGCGCCGACCACTTCAGTGTTCATTGGTCGCCACAGGTCATCGCCCCCAGGCAACGGGTTCAAATCCTCGTATGCGCGCACCTCATTGCCAGTCATCGCTCCTGCCTGATTGCGCATAACACTAAAATAATCTGCTCTATCTTTATGACTGCCACGCATCAACCCATTGACCATATGCTTAAAATCATATCCACGATCTTTTTGATCTTCGGTCAAAAGCTGACGATATAGTTCCTGCTCTACCATCGTGTACCAAGGTCCAAGGCAATAGGTGACATGCGCGATAAAGAGCTGCTCAGCACTGGCATAGGTTGGGGTCTTGCCGCCAGAGTAGCCGATCATGATAGGATTGACGCCAAGCGCCATAGCGATTTGCTCTGTCTGTTGGTCCCTGATCTCTTTGAGCTGGGCTTGCTCTGGGGCATAAGACCTGTGCTGGTACTTCATGCCGCCCCACAGCGCGGTATTCCGAAACGCGCCCTCTTGGCGCTGCTCCATCTCTGTGATCGTATCCAGCAAAGCCTGGCGCTCAGTTTCGTTCAGGTCTGGAATATCAGTTGTATAGTGCCCGCCCGCAGCGCCACCGTTCCGAAAAAACTTTGATGCGTGAGTATCTGTCGCCATCGTCAGGCCAATGGCCTCGCGCGCATACTGGGTAACCTGCAGGCCAGTGACGCCATCAATTGTATCTGACTTGATATAGAGTAGATACTCGGCCGGCACCTTGCGGTAGCCCTCACCGAAATCTACGTAGTATTCCGGCTCCCACATGCTGCCATCAACCTTGACGCGGTTAGGTGGCAGCGGCAACAGCTCGACGATATCTCCAAGAGATCGGTTGATGTATGCAGCAAACGTGCCGGTCAAAACCAAATGCAAGCCCATCATGTTTCGGAACTGAAACGCCGTCTGAAACTTGTTTGGCTGCCGATACAGCAAGCGCCCAAGCCCGCTTGTTTCAGCGACCTTTCCACCACCAGGTAGCGGCCGAAACAGTTTGAGCGGAACCTGGGCAAGACCGTGTGATATAACCTTTGCACACGCCAATACGGCAATGACGCCCATAGCCGTTGTTAGGGTAACAGGCATGCCAGACGTGGATATGTTCTGTAAATTCAGCGCCTCCATCAGACCCTCAGTTGTCAGGGTTGACTGGCTGTTCTTCTTTGACCAGGGCCATTTAAACATATTTTTTCATACTCATATTAATGATATAAACACCCTATCGCCACCCTTACCATCATGCGCGTGCTTGAGTGATGTACCAACCGCCATCACAGCCGCCACCATTCCATCAATCCTGCCCCAACCCTTTGTTTTGTCCAGCTTTCTTTGCTCAGTCGGATCGGCCACGACAACGGCATTTGACGCGCACCATCGAAGCACTGGGTTACTGTCGTGCGTCATCTCGCCTTCCAACAATCGCCGCTCAAACTCCTCAACGGCTGGATTCATATCCTTGAATCCCTGGCCGTGCATGACGAGCATGTCATCAAGCCCTGCGGCATCGGCCGATTCAAGCTCGTCATCATTCTGTATGTCCGTGACCATGCTCTCGATCCGAAACCGATCAAACCCGATCTTTATGACATCGTATTTCTTGATAAGTTCAACTGTGTGCTGCACTAAATATTTTCTATTGAGTGCCTTGCCAGGTGGCGCGAAGATCTCGCCGCGCTCGGCCCAGGTATCATAAGGCACGCGGTCGGTCTTGCGCCTATCCACCATCGTATCCCTCGGCGTCCAGTGCCACACAAGCAAGCGCCACTTTGGATCATGTCGGGTCGGCTCGAACGCCAGGGCGAGCGCGGTCAAGTCCAGCGTACTGCCAAGATCAAGCCCTCCATAACAGCGGCGGCCCTCAAGCTTCTCAACTGGATAGTCCTCCTCTGTTTCATTCCACAGCTCAGCGCTGATAAACGGATTGTCACTGGCAACCCATTGGCAAAAAGCAAGGCGCTTGACATAGGCCAGCTTTGATGGTATGCCCTTCGCCGCAGCGACCTGCTCCCTGATGTACTTGTATCCAGGTATTGGTATCTTGGCGTCAAGCGTCGGGTTGGCCTTGATCCAGCACGACTCATCCTCTAGAGGGTCGTCATCCTCATCGACTGCGCAGACGTACCCGAAAAAGCTATCATCTTCAAGCGCGCCATTGGAAACCTTAATGCCGTAGTCATGATACTCACCACACACGGTCTGTAACGACTGGCCGCTGTTGGTGATCATCACGATCAGCGCCTGATTTCTGGACTTGGTGCCGGCGCGCATCATCTCCACCAAGTCATTGGTCTTGTGCTCGTGGATCTCATCTAGCGCTACCATGTGCGGGCGCGGGCCTGATTGCCCGTCACCTGATGAGATGGCGCGGAAAAATCCATCATTGGACTGGTTGGCAATGTTCCATTCCTTGCCGTAACCACCAGACAAATCTAGCTTTTGCATCAGAGCCGGACTCTGCCGCACCATAGCAACAGAGTCGCGGAACATGATCATAGCCTGATCGCGCTTGGTGGCTGCCGCGTAAATCTCAGGCCGGCTCTCGCCATCAGCCGTCAAGCCATAAAGGCAGATGCCGCCGACCAGAGGACTTTTTCCACTCCCTTTGGCCGTCTCAATATACGCCATTCGAAAACGGCGATATCCAGTGTCAGCCTCAACCCAGCCGAACAGGCTGCCAAGAATAAACGCCTGCCAAGGCTCAGGCCGAAAAGGCACCCCCTCAAAGTCACCGCCGTTCAGCATCAATACCTTTTCGAAATACTTTATGACCCGATTAGCTTTATTGATATCAAATACATAGCCACGATCACCAGCATGATCAAGGTCTTTCAGATGCCGACGACAGGCAGCCATGACGTGCGGACCGGCAATAATCTTGCCGGCCACAACGTCTTTGGCGTACTGTGTTGCTCGATCCTTAATCTTCATCTACAGGCTGGATATCATAACCAAGCAACTCTTTTCTAGACTGTATCTTTTGCGCAAGCTCTAGCTCAATTCTGTCTGCTTTATCACGATCAACAGTTCCTCGCGCAAAGCACATGCCCTCTGGATCGTCGCGGTAATCCCAGACGCCGCTTAATGCATACTGCTCGCCTTCTACCGACACCTCCAGTGCAAGCCCCAAAGGATGCATAAACCGGCGATTTACTTCCTGTAAATATCCGCCATCCACAAACTCTTCAATTGACATGTAGTTGATTGTACTCATATTAATCACCGTTAAGTTGTTAATCAAAAAAATCCTCTGGACTCTCTTCCTCGCCAGGCCCAGAATCGCCGCCATCAGGATCACCGTCGTCCTGTCTGGAGATGGTGACCGCCCGCCTAGCAGATGGCGTCAGTCCAAACTCATGCAAATAACCAACCATTTGACTATTGTATTTATTTGCGATGCTCACCATTGGATCAATCGCCTGTGCGCCGGAGTCGTATGTCTGCACCATACCAGCCGGACCACGATCCTGGATCACCGCCTCGGCCTCAGCCCATCGCTGATAGCTGATGCAGTATGCCGCAACGGCAGCCCGATCCAGCAGGGTAATGAGTCCATACTGCTTCAGCACCCTGGTAATGCGGCGCCATTCACGCAGGGCCAGGCCCTGGACAAATGACGGGGCAGAAGGGATTCTGACATCAACCGCGTTGGCCTCTTGCTCCAACGCATTCTTTTTTCCTGCCTGCTTATTGCCCTTCAGCAGCAAAAGCTTTGCCGGTGTCGGTTTTGGTCCGCGTGCTCCCATAATCACCTCATCTAGATACGATTCTTACCATGACATAACATGTCACGAACTACATAAGTCATTGTTTTGTTTGTATTTTTCAAAACCCCCTATCCACGAAAACCCATTTTTGAAAAAATATGGG